TACTGAAATTGGTAATGCTGCAACAGCTATAGACAAACTTGCTGATGCTTTAATAAAATTAAATGCTTTAGATTTTGACGCTGATAAATTTCAATTTCAAAAATTTGCTTCAGATTTAGCTTGGGCGACAAAAGGTATACATGTTGCTATGTATGGAGGAACATATAATCCACCTGGTTGGGGTGGAGATAATAGAAAAGTATCAATTCTTAAAGGCAAAGGTTTAATTGATATACCTGCATTAGATTTTGAAAATGCAAGTACAGGTATTAATTTATTACAAAGTTCATTATCAAAATGGAGTGGAAATCCTGCTAAAGATATTGATTTATCCCCAGCACAACAAAATAAGGATTTAGCCGGTATTAGTGGTGCTGGTGGTTCAAATATAATTAGTGCAGATAATAATAGTTCATCTACTACAATAACATATGTTGAAAGTCCATCTGAATATACAGACTTAGACCATCGTATTCTTAGTAGAACTCTTGACCTTAATTTTCAATAATTAATGAACAAGCATCGAATGATATATGATGATTGGTTAAAAAAATATAAAGGTAAAGGTGTTTTCGACCTTACCTGTCAAGAGAACAAAATCTTCCTTAAACAATATAATGCATGGAAACTCGGTAACATAGAGAGTTTTGAAAAAAACTTGACCTAAATCAAGTTTTTGATAAATATTACTAAGGAGGAAAGATATGATTAAATGGATATTAATAGGAGTAGGAGTGGTAGCATTTATTGGAGTATGTTTTATTGGTACTAATGCTTTAATGTGCGAACCCCCCTGTATATAATAAATGTCTTCGGGAGACTTAACACAAAGAGATAAAAGTACAATGGCCTGGCGCTGGACAGCGCTTAGCATATATTTGCTCATTTGCTTTTACGATTTTCTGTTCGTGCCTGTCTGGTACGGGCTCAACAGACCCGACATTTCTGAATTTATGGCAATTATTAACGCAACGGAAGATACCCTCGTTCAAATGGAGCTCATGAAAAAGCTGACCGGCCAGCACGAGCCATTCACGCTAATGGGAGGCGGCCTTTTCCATTTAGCTTTCGGTGCTATTCTTACTGGAACTGCGTTTGGAATGAACAAATAAAAAACCCCCGGTTAAGGGGGTTTCTTTATGTGAAGTTATGTTAAGCCTCAGCTGCTAACTTCTCGAAGTAACTCATAGTGTCATCAGAGTCTTTCTTCTCTACATTTGGAGTCGGTGTTTCCTTGAATGGAGATACGCTATCCTCCAATTCCATAGACTCCGCAGAAGAAGTTACTGCACCATTCTCACCTAACACACGAGTCAACTTAAGTTTAAGTTGGTCGTATGGTTTAAATGTTTCTGGGTCATTAAACTCTTTTAATGAGTATTCCTGATTGTAAATGGTTTCTAACTTCGCATCATCAGCTAATGCACCGGGAACGTCAAAAGAAGAACGGTCATAGTTTACATAACCTTCTACCTTCGCAATTTTAATTTTAAAATTCGCACCCTTCCACAAGTCAAACGGATTGACAGGGGATTCATCTTGGAACTGAGGTCGCATAGAATCCATTATTTTATCAAAGATTTTCTTCCCATACTCGTATAGGAAAACCTTACCTTCGTTTTCTGGGTTTGCTGGGTCACTCACCACGAATATATTAGACACATAATGCAACCGACGTTTTCTGTCTCTTGCAATTTGTTTGTCTGATTCTATTCCAGAATTCCATAGTTTGGTATTCATCTCTGATACTGGGTCGTCCTTACCAATAGTAGTTAGTGATTTCTCAACATACCATTGACCAGTTGGCCCTTTGAAAAAGTGGTCCCAATACTTTGACCAAGGAAGGTCATCACCTTCTTTAGCGGGAAGAAAACGAATAACGGCATAACCATTTCCCGATTTATCCCTTGTGGGTTTCCACTTGCGCTCGTCTTGAGCGTAACTTTCTTTCTTACCACCATCTATCTCGGCGGCTCCTACTAGCGAATCAAGTTTCATCGCTTTTGCTTTTAAGTCTGCAAAACTCATAGTATACTCCTGTGTATTATTTGTATTATATTTGTATCATTATTTAAATAGGTTTAGTATCAGATTCCTCATTTTCTTTTCATCGTACTCAAGGAATTGTTGATATTTTATCACCTTATCGGCAATATCTGGAAACAATATTGTTTCAGATACTAATTGACTCGCCCACTCAATAAACCCTGTGATGCGATTCAATATACAAACAGTTTCTAATGAAACCGTTCCTTCCAAATACTTATTTATAATGATAGGATATTCCCCATCACGTGCTATTAACAAATCGTTAAAATTAGTATCTGTCAGTTCTCTCAGTTCGTCCTTTACTATATAGGATAAACTTTCTATTCGTTTGAGAAAGTCCGTATAGGTCTTCTCATCTCTAAGCATATCACCAACCCACTTATTACCTGCTACTTGATGAGCTGCAAAGTACTTGATGATATCGCCTTTCTTCTTAAAACGTTTTCCAATTTTAGTTAATTGGTATTTGTCGTTTCGTTTCCAATAAGACTCTTGCGATACATTAGTCTTAAAGTTGTACTTAAAGGCATCATAATCCAATTGATTAAAATGCAAATTAATTGCTGTCGCATACTTGTATGCCTCAAATCCATTCATCATACAACTATTATACTCTAAAGTGGGTGCATTGTCAAGTTTATATATCCAATGCCAGAGAGGGATTTCCCCCTTGTAACATGTTTAAATTCATTGCTTCGACCTCAACTTTTTCCATTATACTCTTAGTTAATAGTCGTTTGCAATCTCTTGGGTCAACTTCATGTTTCTCACATATCGCCAAGATTGCTTCAATGTATTCAATACCTTTGTGAGTGATAATATAGTCTTCAATTAATTTGGAAAAACTCTGTTTATTAATATCAACATCTGCCATACGGTACCTTCTGTAATCCGTCCTTGTCATATGCAGGGGCAATACAACCCCACACTACTTTCCTTTCTTCATCTTCCCCAATAAAATCCAATGACCAAATGCCGTCTTTCAAGTATTGTTCGCAATGCCTTCTATATGCGATTGCGGATGCTAACTTGGCTTCTGCACCTCTTTCTTTTAGTCTAACAGATTTCCTTAATTGGGTAATCTTTTGTTTGTACTTCTTAATATACATCTTAACGTTTTGTACCGAGAACTCGTTATCTTCGGGTATCGCTAATACGTTAGGGTGTATGTTTTTGTATTGGGGAGGTTTCTTCATGGAACGTGCATATGCTAATCGTTCTGCGGCTGCCTTCCGTTGTTCTTCTGTCATAGGTTTGCGTTTCTTCGCCATGTTTCCTCCTGTTTAATAAAATAATTTAGTTAATATAACAATCTGTAATGCTAAAACAAGCAATGCAGTAATAGTCCTAACCCACTCTAATGTGTATCGTACTTTTCGTCTTTGTTCATATATTGTCATTTTTACCAATTATTATCATTTATATCTAATGTGTTCCTAACATTATTTAAGACGCCAGCTTCTTCCCACGCAAATTGTTCTTCTGTGGGGGTGTCGTACATTACTTCGGGGGTGAAAGCATCAACAGACGTAGGAACTTCAGTCTTTCTTACGTCAGACTCAATCCTACGTTGTTTAGCTTGGTATTGCAGTTTTTCTCTGCGTGTCATTCCACGTGTATTCATAACCACTATTATACTATAATTACTTCATTTAGTCAAGTTTATTTATTATAAATTGATTGTAAATGCGTCTCGAACTGTTCAACCTTTTCTACACGGTTCGGCCAAAGGATATATTCCTTTTCCGGGTTCGCTTTAAGATTACCCAATAGAGGCATTATCGCATTATATAAATCATCAACCTTATCTTGAGTTGCGGTTGCAACTGCTTTTAGTTCTGTTGATTCCTTATCACTAGTTTCAAGTTTTTGTGTGATTTCTAAATCGTCCTCATCAACGAGGGTGAATCCAAAATCAAATACGTTACTTGTTGCCATTTACTTACTCCTGTTCTTTATTTTATCGTGATTAACTATTGGCCAATCGATTGTCCAACATAGTTCTGGTTTACTGTATTTATACTTTCTATAATCACTAAATTTGGTAACTAGTGCCTTTCCGTGTCCGTCGGGAGTAATATACAATCCATCTTCCTTCACGAAAATAATACTTGTTTAATTCCTAATGTCCAATTCTCTGCGGCATCTTCCACATAGTTAATTGATTTGTAAGGGAAATCTTCTATACCGATTCTAACACCATCTTTGTCTTTATAAGTGATAGAATAATATGCATCACGTTCGTCCAAATTATTTACTACTTGATAAATCTTAGCGACACCACCATCTGGTTTGTAGTATTCGCTCATCAGTTTTCTATTTTCCATGTGAGTTTTCCTTCTTTTATTAAACATTAATTTAAGGTTGGTTTTTCTAATTCTTCAATGTCGAGTCTGCTTTTTAAGATGTGTTCGGTAATCATCAGAAAATCTTTTTCCGGTAATACCGCTTTATAAATCTTAAGGGCATGTGCCATCATTATACCTGCAACCAATAATGGGTCTTCGTGTATTATAATTTTCTCGAATTCTCTGTATAGTTCGTCTAGTTCACTCATGTTATCTCGTTAAGATATGCTTGCCATTGCCAGTATCCATCAAACAACGTCTGTTCCTTTTCGGTTGCTTCGACTTCATCTAGTCCATGTCCTTTATGCATTTGTGATATGTGTACCATCTCGTGGCACACAGTTAAAATAGCTTCGTCGGGGGTTAAGTTATGGTCAACTTCTATGTCGTACTCATCATCTTCTGCGGAGTCTATCGCCCACCCTTTAACGCCCTCGTCGGACAAATCTTCATATTCTACAGAGATTAATATATCATCTGGGATATCAAGTTCTGTTCGGCAGTAATCAATAACATCTGGTATTGCGTTTTTAAAACTCATTTATGGCTCATTCCACATGGTGGGTCTAATTTAATATCGAATTCGTGTTCTAATTGTTCTATCATCTGTATGCAGCTTTCTAGAGTGTGTGAGTTAGTGTGGTCTTGAAACCACTCTGAGCGGAGTGCAGCTCCTCTTAACTTTTTCTTAAGGCCTGCAAATTTAATTTTGATTTGTTCGTTGGTATGCATCTCAGCACTTTTATTAACTAATCACTATTATTTATATTTTATGCACCCTCACTCTGACCTTCTAAAGTAAATAAATTCGACATACTTTCATAATAACCCGATTTGTAATCGAACTCGTATTCATTTGTAGGGGTATCTACTTGTTCCTTATCCCCACGTTCTGCGTCTAACCAACCGCATTGATAAAAACGATTCTTAGTACGAAGATATGTATCTCTATCTTTCACTTTAACAACTACACTCATTTGCCTTGACCTCTATATTTTTTGTAAGAACGTCTTTTGTTTTTATTCATGGACGACGTTTTAATCCACCTTTGTCCAATGGAAGTTTTCTTACGAACTCCAACGAAACCTCTATATATCTTACCCCTCATCTTCGTCCTTTTCTTCCGTTTCGTGCATTTGAATATGATTTATATATCTGAAAAAATCACGTCTAAAATGATTGTAACCAGCATTCTTACCATGTTTGTAAGACACCATTAACGAAAATCCAACACCCAGCCAACCCATAAAAAATAGGTATCCCGGAATTATTATATTGGTTTCTATCATAACCCTCCTGTGATTATATCGTAAATTTCTTTCCAGTTCTTAACACGGGTTTCATCAAAGCAATCCCGGTTATGTTCGTGTGCCATTAAGATTCCCTCAAGACCGAATTTGTTTCCTGTCTTAACGTTTTCTTCTTTGTCCTCAATCCAGAAACATTCTGTACCTTCCCATTTCGCAAGGGCAATATCTTTGTCAGAACCCATAGAGAGGAATTCAAATCCATCGAACACATTACCGAATACATCTATTAGGTTTTGGGTACGCCAGTTCTGAGTTAATAGTTTGTCTGACATTGAAGAAATTACATGGAAGATATATCCGTGTTCTTCGTGTAACTTGCGAACATACTTAATCGCATCTTTGTATGGACTTAAGCATTTTATATCACCCGAGTTGTTGAACTTATGAACATATTTATGTCCATCTTTCTTAGTTAAACCTAATGAATGACCAACGCAATAATCACTAGTTACACGTTCCATATCATAGTTCTCTTTAAGCCATTTGTAGAAATGGTACTCCCAATCGAACAGGACACCATCTACATCTGTCAAAATTACTTTATCTCGTATTTCCATTTCTATATTTTTCTACCATTCTTAAATCGTGTTCGTCCATAAAAAGATATGCTTCTAATGGCATATCCTTAAACGAAACTAAAGAGTCTTCTTCAATAAGTACAGGTTTTACATATTTACCTGTCTTTGTATTGACTCTACCTTTTGTCCAAACCTCAACATCAAGTTTCCCTGTTGCTGGGTCAATTGAACGAAATCCTTCTTTCGAGATTTTTAATCCGTTATGTAATATCATTTCATGGTCTTCCTAAATGTAAAATTGTATCATTGTTGTAATACACCGCAAAGGTATCAGCAAACTTCTTATGAACATAACTCTTTGGTCTGATATAACCAGTTTTGCTTTTACCTCTAAATTTGATTCGCCTATCTTTCATAGGTAACAATCGAGTTACCTCACCATACAATGTCATAGGAATTCCCTTGAATTCACTAGTATGGGATTTTGGACTACGAAAACTCTCTAATAGAGCTATAGTTTCTTTATTGTAATCTGCATAAATTTCTGTTTTCATAATATAGTTTCCTTTTTCATTTTATAATACTATTATACCATAGTTTTCACTTGTGTGTTGACTATTTTTAAAAATAATGATATTATTCTGTAAAACCACACTTTGGTAGAATATTATTCTCGTGTGTAATTTGAGAAAGGTTATTTGATTGCAATTGCACCAACAAACATGTGATTGCGCCAGAACGGCTGTATTTGGTTGAAACTAAAACCAGACAAGTTAAGATTACTATTCAACTCTTTCCATGTATTAGGTTTCATCATATGACGTAAAGTTCTTTCTTTATCCATAATATCTTCGGTTGTGAAGTTCTTTCTTTTGTAATCATAGTAGTTGAATGTCATCATATCCTGTAAACGAGGGTCTTCACAAACCGTTTTCTCTGCGAATATAAATGCACCACCATAATTTAATCCTTTATAAATCTGTGTAAGAACTTCCCTTCTATGTCTAGGGGGCATAAACTGTAACGTAAATACAGATGTTACAAGTGAACAGTTCTCAAA